CATTAACACGATCACGTATTGATCCAAGCCACTCATTCGAGCGTTTCTTTTGCGGCATGCTCCATTTGCCCTTGTTAAAATTAACAAGTGGTATGACATCAAAGATTGTAAACACCGCGTTGCTTGTGTCGATATCTGTTTTGCGTTGTGCTTGCTTCATAAGTGCTTGGAAGTTTTCGCTTACAATCTCACCATCAAAAACAAACTGTTCCATTCGGTTTTCATTCCAGGGTGCGCCCGATTGGTGCGACTTCAAACAGTTTATAAGCTGTTCTTCAATGTGAGGGAAGTTGTCTAGGGGTTTACCGTTGCGACTAAAAATAGTAACCTTAGTCTTTTCTGGAAATGATCTATCAACAATTGCAAGAGCGCGGATGCCATCTAATTTAGGCTCGAGTATCTTCTTACCTATAAGCTTCTTAGGATGTTTTGCGCTGTCTACCGCAAGTTGCGATTCAAATATTGGAATTTCGTATTTTGTGCCTTTGAGTACTTTGTTGAATGAACTAATAGTTGCACCAACACGTAAGTTCTTAAGGATAACTGGACGGAGTAAGCTGTTCCACAAATCACTTTCGTAATTCATGCTCGCACGTTCCAATTCTGCTATTGCAGCATTGCCTGTAAATTCCCTTAACTGCAATGATTGTAGCAAATCAATAAAACTGCTTATTGTGCCTGTATTAGTTGTAACTGCATCTGTGGTTGGCACTTTTTTAGTGTTGAATACGTTAAACGGATTAAGCGCATACCAAGCAAGATTTAAAAACTCGTCTGCGTCCTTGGCGCCAATGCTTGCCGCTTCAAGGGCCTGTTTGATCACGTCAAGTTTGTGTAACTTGCTGTTAGATTCGTTTAACTTGTGTATCCAATTATGCGGCATTTAGTTTCTCCAGTTATTTCATTAATTATAGCTGGGTGTATTGAAAAGGTCAACCAAATTTCAAGTTATATTGCCCGGTTCTACTATTGATGGCTGATCATCTATTAGATTATCTGACATTATCCCAGATTCTGACAATTTATCTAGGTTTCTACCTTCGCGCATGGCTGCGATTATTGCATTGCCGCCCAATGTGTCTGTAGCTGTAGCCTCAAGTATTTCAGCAATGTTGCGCTTATCAGTTTTCTTACCAAATGAGTGCAGACTTTCTGCAAAGGCTATGACAGTCTTCTTATCTGCTGGTAACCCGTCTTGCGATGCACTGTTTGTCTGGTATGCTGGAACATAAGTAGTTCGAAATTTTATCTCAGTTGCCCATAGCTGCAGAAGTTCTAATTTAATGCTACTGATTGATCCATTAAATGCTGAAGTTGCATCAGTAGTTTCTGTTGGGTACAATGTTATTAACGCCGAAGCGGCAGTTTGCAATTCATCAATCAATTCATTTATTGCAGCATTTCGCGAAGGCCAAAGTCCCTCTGCAGGGTTACCTGCAGGAATATCAACCTCGCCGTCATTTACAGTATCGTATACTCCGTTAACTACATTACGCATAACAAGAAGTATTTCTGCTATATCGTCCAAGTCGCCTGCTGTCTGGAACATAATAATATTGTTATTCATAGTTGCAATGTTTTCGACGTGCGGGATGCCAGCTGGCGTACCAACAATGTCTGTCAGATAAAACGTATCGTCAGGGCCAGTGCCACCGCCCATCTCCTCTAAAAAGAACTCTATAGTAGCTGCCGGTAGTGCTTCGGTTAAGTTACCCGTCAACGCAAGCCCATCGTTATTTTCAATAGTGGATGCAGTAACTCCAATCTGTTGCGGAGTTGAATTAATGATGCCCTTGATTTGTCCCAGCGAAAGTATAAATGCATAATTAGTTTTTGCTAAATCATCTGGCATGTACGCTGTGGCCGGAGTTACAAAGGCCTTAACATAAAGCTGAGGTACGCCGTTAATGAAAATAGTTTCCAGTACACCTTGATTTAGTGTTGTGATTGTCCTAAAGCTATTAGGGAATATTTTAGTTAAGTCTAATAGATCCGATAAGGCTGTAATACCACTAGTGGTAATTTGTAGCACTGATAAGATCTCAGTTAATTGATCCCCAGTAACATTAGTAAATGCATCATAACAACGTTTTTGTGCGACCGGACTTATTGTTATGTCGTCATCATCGTTAATTGCTTTTTGTAAATCAAATACATCCACACCCTGAATCGATAGTTCGTCTGCTATTGTTGTTAGCATGTTTGCAGCTATTAACGATTCTACTATTGCTTGTGGTGTTCCGATGTTATCTAGTTTTCTAAAGTCGAACAAGCTGCCAGAATCGATTAAATCTTGTCCCCAGGTTTGAATATCTGTGCTAACTGCGGTAATGTTGCCGGACATTAGTGCATCTGTCGAGGTAAAAGTTTGCTCAGTTAATTTGGCGCCATTAATAGCACTGTTAATATACTGATTAGCAACTTCCTTCTGTCCCATCGCAATTTGCAGGTACTGTGCATATTGCCCACTTGACGGAAACATATTTGTTAAGTGTTTATTAAGAAACGTATCAAAATAATCGGTGTCGATACCCTGCACTACTGGATTTACATTAGTTAAGAATGGTGTAGTATCATCCAGTGCATGTATTAATGAATTAGCAATAGATGAGGATAGCCCAAATGGATTCTCAGTTTCTTCAAAGAAATCTCCCTGGAGCACATTTATTGTGTTTCGATAATCAACAACAATAGGCTGGGAGGTGTATGAACTAACATCAAGATCGGAATTAATAGCAAGTGCGGTATCCTCTTGGAGCCCTTGGCTTGACATCATTATTAATGGCGTAAGTGAACCAGGCATGTTACGCTCCTACGCTTACAGTAGAGGCTGATGTCGAGCGTTTATGCCCGCATGTATCAGTGTTACCTGTGTGATGAACTGGCTTGCCTTCGGATTTGACAGTTGAACTTCCGCCGACTGTAGTTGCAGAGCCATGTTTCGAGCATCCCTTTTGCGGGTAACACGGGTGTGGTGTCACAGGACTACCAGGTAGCATCACTGCGCTACCTTCACATTTAACAGTACTGGCGCCAACTGTGGCGACGCCGCCTGCTACATTAATATCTCCCTTCCTGACTACTTTTGGCATGTAGTTATTTATCCAGTGATGATTTGCTTTTTTCCTTGTGTTACAATTTTCTTTGGATCGATTGATTCTTTGTATGCTTCTTTAACATCTTTACGGCACGGTAAGATCATTGCAATTCCAACATTATGCATAAATGCTTCGGTCCCAAACTCAGCTGTAAACATGGCTGGTAAGAATTCCATACCACCTTGTTGACTCTGGCCAATGGTTAATGGTGCTGCTAGATGAAATCCATCATCACCAATTTCAAGAACCTTAGCTACAATCTCCTGCCCGCAAGTTAGTTTAATTGCGTAAATTTCGTTTTTCTTAATTTCCATTGATCTTGTTAATCCTCTGTTGTATTTGTTTAATAGTCATTTCTTTAAGGCCTTGAAATCCACCTTCAACAAGCAATGACTCGTTTACGTATAATTGAGGTACCGACCGATGGCCTTGGCCAACTAGAAAGTCTTTTGCTACATCGTCCTCATCAATACGTATTTCATCGTATATAAATCCGTGTCGCGTTAATAACGCTTTGGCTTGATCGCAATACGAACAGCCTTCCTTACTATAAACTTTGATCATATTATTCCTCTATATTATCCTTAAAGGTCGAAGCCTTTAAATGTATCATCAGTTACATCTTGTTTAGTGCCGCCAACAATATAACTTGAAAGTTGTACTTCTTGCGGTGCTACTTGTACGTTGCCGCCAGCAATCCACTTTTGGGTCCAGGGTAAAGGATTAGTACCGCCTTTGTACGGGCAATCAATTCCCAAGCTGTGCATACGCTTGTTGGCGATCCAATGTACATAATCAGTTAACAATTCTTTGTTCAATCCAATCATGCTACCATCTTTAAATAAGTAGTCGGCCCAATTAATTTCTTGTTCAACTGCATCAATGAACATCTGACGCACTTCG